CGGTTTCTGCTTGTGCTTTTGCAGCAGTTATCCTTGGGTCGGCTGTCTCTGTTGCGACCCTAGCTTCAGCTTGTGCTTTTTGTAAATTTAACGGGTTAAGTTGTTGGGCTTGCTGCAATTCCAATTGCTTTGCTTGCAAAGTTAACGGGTTAAGTTGCTGCGCTTGCTGGTAGTTCTGCACACCCGATGCCAAGTTCATCATATCTGCCAGGCTTGTCTGCTGGACAGGATTGGTGTAGCCGGTAAAAAAGTCTGCCATGTTTAATCCTTATCCCATCACAGGGGTAGTTTGATTGGTCGGCTGCGCTTTACCTTGGTTTAGCAATGATGCAAGGAAAGTTGAGTTCGCCAAGGAATTAGCACCACCACCAGCCGCTTGAGCCTGTCCAAGCATAGCAGCCGCCGTAGCGTTTGCAAGGCCCGTATTCAAGCCTGTAATGCCTGTTCCATAAGCCTGACCAGCTTGGCCTGCCTGTTGGTTAGCGGTTTGACCAATTCCCGCCATGTCTGACAAATTCTTGTAGATGTTGTTACGCTGCGTCTGATAATTTTGGAATGCGTTTTGGTACGCATTGCCAGCGTAGTTTTGCGTGTAGTTTTGCAAGCCTTGCAACGTATTGCCCGACAACGCTCCACCGCCCACGTTTGCCGCACGCTGGTTAGCCATTTGGCCCTGCTGAAGCATGAAGTCGTAGTTCGGCGCCAATCCACCGGCAAGATCGTTTTTATCAAATTGGTGAGTTAAGTAACCCGAGCCTGTGCCCATTGTGGTGGGCTGCCCTGTAACTGTATCGTATTGTTGATACTGACCGCTACCAAGTTGACCAAGCTGATTAATGGCATTTACGCCCGTGCCTTGGTAGGGCTGCTGGAAACCTAACTGCTGGTTGTAAACACCCTTCAGAACGTCTTGCGAGGCTTTTGTAGCGTCTTGCTGTGCTTTAAGACCCTGACCTATTGCGCTAGATGTATTTGCCGATGTAAGCGCATTTACGCCGCCCGATAGCAATGCTGCAAGCTGTGTCAAATTAAGGCCGGTTGCATCTTGCAATTGTTTGAGCAAATTTGGGTTGCTTGCCAAAGCGGAAGGGTCAATTGTTCCGCTTGGCATTCCAGGAACAGTAACGCCATTAGCTCCAACAGTACCACCACCAGCCGCAGGAACTGTAAGTCCTGTGCCACTACCCATTCCAGGAATTTGAATATTTGGAACAGCTAAAGGCGCTCCAGGAGGAGCACCAATATTTGGAAGAGCAGTTAATCCTGTCCCGTTACCCATTGACGGTATACCAGTGTTTCCTGACGCCAATGCACTGCCAGCAGCCAAAGCTGTACTTGCTGCCGCAGTTAATCCTGAACCGCCGCCCATTCCAGCCGCTCCTGTGCCAAGAGTTCCTAAAGTTGTTCCAGTGCCAAGAGTTGCGCCTGTTCCTAAAGTTGCGCCTGTTCCTAAAGTTCCGCCAGTCAATCCTGCACCGCCGCCCATTCCAGCCGCACCAGCACCACCTGTTGTTAAACCAGCTTCAGTTCCTAATGCTCCAACTTGCCCAGCAGTAAGAGCAGCAGTATTTCCTAAAGCCGGCGCACCACCAAAGCCTGCACTACTAGCCAAACTATTAAGCGCAGGGCCAAGAAATGTTGCGCCAGCAAAAGCACCAATAAGAGGCAATAAATCTTGCGCTACGCTGCGTCTTTGTTGTACTTCTTGAAAATTACCACTTGTGTCGAAATGAACATTTTGTCCATTTTCATTCTCAAAAGAATAACCTATTGGTGGGCCATAATCCTCTGCCATTCCTTCGCGTGATGCTTGTGTTTGTGCGTAATACGGTTGTAAAGTTTTACCATATTGTTTTTCAAGCGCCAAGATACTATCTGGCTTTGGCGCATCAATTACACCTTGTGAAGCAGCATTTGCCGCTTTTTCTGTTCCGTCTTTGCGTTCTGCCATGATTAATCCTTATACGTTGTAGTATGGGATTTTATAAGCGTTACCGTTTACGGTGACATTTATAAACCCCACGGGGTTAGCGGGCAACGTAGCAGCCCCAGCGGTAGCCGTTGTAGCACTAGAAAAATTTAACAAATTAAGGAAAAACTGCTGCCATGCGCGTGATGGGCGGTTTGTGTTCCCATCCAAAAACGGCGCTTGTGGATACGGATTAATTTGCTGAGTGTTAGACAATGCCATTAGCTATCCCCATTTGTGGCTTTAAGATTTGCAGAAACAATAACAGCGTTTACAGGGTCGCTGATAGACACTTCAAACACTCGATCACGCGCCATGCCCAAACGCCGCCAGATAGCGCGGTTTTTGTATCTTCCTAATTGACCGATGCTTGTCCAATATTCCCGCGACCATGTAGAGCCGCCATCATTAGACCAGCGCAACATTGCTTGCGGGTTTGTTGTGGTGTCTGTAAAGTAGGTTGCCACCGCATTGCCAATGATGTAAGTCATGAAAGGGTCAATGGTAAACGTGGCAGTCGGCGCAATAATGTAGGGCGAACCCAAGTAATTATTGGTTGACAGCGGTATAACAGATAAACCAGTTGTGCCTACGCCTGGTTGGAATTGAAGCTGCAATTCATCAAAGTATTGGCGCTGGAAGTCAGTCACCAAGTGAGGCGCACGGCGTAACCTGCGGACGTTTGTGCCGTTGTCGGTGTAATTTAGTTTGTCTAGCGAATAGATTTTGCCGTTTTCATAATCGCCCACCAAAACCAAGCCTTGGAAAACTGCCGAGCAATTACTGCGGTGACGTTGATAAGACCCATCCGAGGCCATAGACAACCACTTGTGCCACATCCCCGTGGTGGAGTCATACGCCCATGTCAAATTCAACGTAGGGAAAGTTGTAACGTAAACTTCATGGCCTTCTAGCTGGTAAGTAAACGAAATTGCGTCATCAATGTATTTATTCGTTAAAGTGTTCTCAACTGCATGGTTAGAAATCCTTTGTGGGATGTAACCATTCATTTGCATGATTTGTGCTTGACCTCGATTGTTGCGAGATACATACGCAAACGAATTACCTAGACGGGCTACAGAAAACTGAGCCGCAATGCCGTGCTGGGTGGAAGTGCCTGGAATACGCTGGAAAGGAAATGGTACTGCGCCCACATCGCTCCACACCTCAGAGGATGCCTCGCCCATCAAATAGACTTCGCGGTGGTCAACAATCAAAGCCACCAATTTATCCGGAGCGCCATCTTTAAATGCGTAGCTAGTAGATGGCGAAATGGTGCTCAGTAGGTTAGACGAACCCCATTGCTGCGTGCCAGGGTTGTTGTAGACAAAGTAATTGTCAATGATGTCCACCGATGTGCCGCCACTAAAAGCGCCATCAGAACTAGGCAAAACGCTAAAGTTAAGCCCGTACATTGTCTGACCTACCGCAATAGTCAAAGACGAACTGATTGTGTAAGTACCCGTACTGCCCGAGCCAGTTCCAAAGGCAGTGACGATTGTTCCTGCGGTAACGCCTGCGCCTTGTACTGTTTGACCAAGGTAAATAGTCCCAGAGGCCACTGCCGATACGGTCATGGTTGTGCCCGAAACAGTAGCCGTATATCTTGCGCCCACCGCAGCGGAGGCCATTGGCTCTGCCGCTACGGTCTGACTTAGGTTAATGGTGTAAGTGCCAACACCACCTGACCCCGAACCCAAGGCAGTAATCACAGTCTCTGCCGTGATGCCAATACCTGTAAGGCTTTGGTTAGCCGTAATTGTGCCGCTGCTGACGTTTGTTACCGTTAGGGTAGTGCCGCTGATAGAACCCGTAAAAACGGCGTTTGCTGGGCTAGAAATGCGCCATGTGTACCGATACGCCCCATCCACAATGTAAGCGTTTATTCCGTTGTCAGATATGCCAACCCGTCCCGATGACGAATTAAGCAAGCCAACAACGGTTGCACTAAGGTTAGACGTAAAGACGTAAACGTAAGGCCCGCAGACCACAAGCATTTGGCTACCACCCGAAAGGGTACGCATACCGCGTACTTCGGCATTGTTTAGGACAGCTTCAAGGGTTAGCCCTGGCGTTGGGTAAAGCGCCACCACACCGCGAACACCAGGTTGCTTGAGTGGGTCAATTTCGGGAAAGAAATTAATACACTCTTGCGCGTCTTGATAGATAGACGGTGCTTCGTAACTTGGGCCAACAAAACCAAATTCGGGCATATCTGTCCCTTAGCGCAAAAAGCCGCCTGTGAGAATCCAGCCAGCATCTTTAGACCGCCCTGTAAGCAGCGCATCCGCATAACGCGCCACCATTTGAGGCCGCATATTTGTGCGCTTAATTGTGGCTTTTGCTTCGCCTGCAAACTTCTGAATCATGCTAATTTGCACAGGGGAGGCTTTGCCATACATAGGCATTAGGCGTTCAGCTAAACACCAGCGCAAGGCGTTTACATAGCCTTGTGGGATACGCATGATGTCATACATGGTTGTAAAACGGGCAAAGATAGTGTCCGTAAACAAGTGCATTTCGCCTTGCGCTGGGTTAGGCCAAACACTCAAATTACCCAAAGTGTCGCCAGGGTTGTAGTACAGGGCTTTAGGCCACGGGCCGTTTAACGACTTTAGGCCAATCATGGAGTAATCGTCTAGGGTCAATACCGCAACCGGATAGTCAAGGCCACCGCCGTAAATTGGCTGTCCATTGGACGTGGTGTTAATCCGCACATAAGCAGAATTTACCCGCAAAGGCTTTTGGTAGTAAGCTGAGATTGTCGTGCTGGCTACTGTTTGAGATATGTTTACCTGATACGTTCCAGCTTCCAATACATTGCCACCAGCCCCGCCGATAAACGACACAATGGTCGTTCCTGCCGTTATTCCACTACCGCTAAGAGTTTGGTTAAGAGTGATAGCTCCCGACGAAATGGCGGTGACTGTCAGGACGTTGCCCGAAATTGAGCCGGTAAAGGTTGCACCGACTGAACCGCCTGGCCCGATTGTGTATTGAGTTTGCCCACCAACCACGGGGAAAATAATTTCCGTGAAGTTGTAGACCATCATGTCTTCGTTAGACCATTGATCTAACATATCGTTGAGCATATCGAACGCATCTTGCGCCGCTTCGGGCGTAGGCGTTTCACCGGCCTCTAATGCGCCGATGTCTTTCAATGATCTAGAAACTATGTCGATTGGCTGTGCCATTGTTGCTCCAAGGTAAACACAGGCGGTTTCCAGGGAGGCACAACAGATTTCGTCTTGCTAAGAAGCGCCAATTGTTCCTCTAACCGTGATTCTATTACATTTTTCCCGTATTGGGTTGCACCTTCTTTTATCCAAGAAATTACCTGATTTTCAGTAACCTTGGCGTAAGGCGTCTTTACGCTGAACTTGTCAAAATCCCAATTTCCTTCAGTTTCAACTACGTTTTTGTCATCAGTAGCTAAAACGTGGTATTTGGCGTGGGTTATTGCCTCGCCATCCACGGAAATATCAAGAATCTTCCAAGTTGTAATCATTCTTGCTTTTTGGGCTGCTCTTTAGCTTCTTTTTGCAAAGCCTCTACCAATTGGAACACTTCTTGGTACGGCTTTGTACCAAGGTAAGCAAGCACGGCGTTAATCAAATTTACGGATAGGGTTAGCTTGTCGGTCATTTTGTTTCTAGTGTCGTTAGGCGTTTGCGTAATGATTGGATTTCTTTAACTAGCATTGGTACAAGTTTAGAGTAATCTACTGCCATCATTTCTTTTGGGTCAATAGGCTGATATACAGCTTCTGAAGCTACATTAATAATTTCTTGAGCAACAAAACCTGCACGTTGATGTGTTTGGTCTGTAATCCAATCAAAACTGCGAACTTGCATGGCATCAATAACGCTACCAAAATCAGGCGCATCAACAATGTTTTCTTTTAATCGCTGGTCAGAAGCTACATTGTATGTTGTTGTAGAACCTGATACAACAATTGAACCAACTGCCGTTCCAGCATAAGCAAAACGGGCAACTTGTGTGTTAGAGGCATTTCCATTAATACCAAGACCATATCCTGTATTAGCAGTAGTTGCATCTAAAGCTAGAGCTACATTTACTCCACCAATAGATGAACTTGTACTTCCAACCAGTAATCTACCGCTGGAGTCGATACGCATGGCTTCTACGCCTGCTGTAGAAAAGCCTAGCGCATTGGTAGCAGGCAAATACATCCCATTACCCGTGACGCTTGTTCCAGTGGGAATCAATTTTGCTGCCGTTGCCGTGCCGGTAGTGGCAAAGTTTGTTCCATCAAAGGTCAGGCCAGCCGATTGGCTAAACGACCCGTAATGGATTTGATTAGCTGTAAAAGACGTAGCACCCGTGCCGCCGTTAGCAATTGCCAGGTTAGCAAAGGAAAGCGTACCGCTGCCGTTAGTCTGCAATGGTTGTCCGCTAGTGCCATCCGCGCTAGGAAGCGTAAAGTTAATGTTTGATGCCGTATTAGGGCCAAGCAAGTTAACCGAACCGCCTAATGCCGCTTGAAAAGTTAAAGTTCCCATGATGCTTCCTTATGGTGCAATTATAAGTTTAGATGCCAGCAATGCGCCGGTGGATGGCGTAAAACTAAGTTTGGTTGACGTGACGTAAATCGGCAAATTACCTGTGTTTGCCGTTACCCAGGTCGGATAGACCGATGTTGCCGTAGTTGTGTCATTAGTCACAGCCACGTTGTTCGCATTGGTTGCAGTCGTAACAACGCCTGTCGCGCTTGTGTTTTCGGCAAGGATGGATAAATTGCGTGGTAGGCTCATGATTCAATCCATTGGCAGGTTTGTTCGTCTAAGACATAATCACCATCAGGCTTTGGCGGTATAAACGCATCCCTTTGTTGGTCGTAAATATAACCAATTGCTGCGTAATTTTTACGCATTGACCCATTATAAGAAGTTTGTTTCCAAAATGGATACCCATTGCTCCACATAACCAAAAATGCTACGCCTTTGGCTTCAGACTCCACGCCATCAACCAATAACTCATTGTTATGAACGCAATGCACTTCAAGCACTACGTTGTTTTCGTCAAGTTTTGCAAAATGTGCCATGATTAGAACGTAATAGACCCGTTGCCGGTAAATGTATAAATACGATTACCGCCAACATTGGTTATTGTGGGTGAGCCTGTTGTAGATGCTGCTGCGTCATAAGAGTTTGAATAACTAATTATGACCACACCAGAACCACCAGCACCTGATGTTGTGCCAGCAGATATTGCTGCTCCGCCGCCACCGCCGCCTGTGTTTGCTGTTCCTGCTGTTCCACTTGTGGAAGTTGAAGTGGCTACAACACCAGCACCACCACCTCCAGTTCCACCAGCAGGGGCCAGCGTTGTGCCTTCACCACCACCGCCACCACCACCAGCGTAATAAGTGCTAGTTCCAGAAATAGATGACGTTAAACCATCGCCACCTATGCCGCCAACAGTAGCAACCGAGGCATCACCGCCTACTGCGCCTGCGCCACCACCGCCACCACTAAGCCATCTAGCAGATGGGGTACTAAATCTATAACCTCTTCCGCCGGCGTTTCCTTGTCCAGATGTCCCGCTTGTTGATGTTGTAGGAGTGACAACTACATTACTTGCGCCCGAGCCGCCAGCAGAACCACCGCTGCCGCCAACAACAGTAAACCTACCGCCATAACCGCCACCAGTAGCAGATACAGAAACTCCTGTTCCAATAATTGAACTTGCAACACCAGGATTCCCGTTATTACCTGTTGAACCATTTTGAGCAACAGATGCCCCACCAGCCCCAACAGTTACTGTGTATGCCCCGCTAAAAGTAGCTGTAACGGTGCTTGTTAGAAATCCACCTGCACCACCGCCACCTGCATCATACGAACCTCCGCTACCACCACCAGCAACTACCAAATAGGTAAAACTTGGTGGTTTATTGGTGTAAAGAGGCCACGCAGTTGCTTGAATTGCTTGCATGATCTCATTGGAACGCCAAATTCCAGAGGCCGCACTTGTGCTTGTAGTCGCCGCTGTTGACGACATTACAGAGCCTTTGTACCTAGTAGACATTAGGTAATAGCCTCATAAGAAGCCGTTAATTCAATTGCAGATGCCGTTCCAACAGTCACCACAATAGACTGTGCTTCACCAAGGTAAAACGCAGTGCTTTTGTCAGCAACCACAATGGAAGCACCTACCGGTACAGATACTTGATACACCAAACGATAATTTGTTCCAGCACCAGCAGCAGCGCTGTTTATAGCCACAGTTACGGTTGCAGTAGATGCCGTTACGTTTGCGGCAACAATGTTGTCAATTTTATTGACAGTACCAGCAGCAGGCGTAAGCGCAGTCCAAGTGGTAGCTGATGTGGTGCTAGGGATTAAATACGACGTATTTCCATAAATGGATGTTACGTTAACAATATTTGGGTTTGCCATGCTTGTTCCTCAATAGCCAAAAATCATCGCCATTGCGATTGCTTTGCCAGTTGTTACGCCAGTCACCGAAGTGGTGATAACTAATGCTTCCACAATGTCGCCTGCCGCGCAAGCCACGCCAAGGGTAAAGCCTGTGCCACTTGTGGCGGTGTAGTCCGATGTGGCTAATAACACGCCGTTTACATAAACTTGGAGATAACCCACCGCATAAGTTACGGTGAACGCTGTTTGGCCTGCCGTAGCGGTAAAAGATGTGCGAGTGTAAGCGCTTGCCCCACCGCCGGACGCATTAATCGTGACTGCACCTGTACCGCCAGCCGGTGAAATGGTGACGTTTGTACCCGCAATAATTTGAGTAACGCCGCCCGAGGCAGCCGCCCAAGATGCCGTAGTGCCATCAGACGTAAGCACATAGCCATTTGCGCCAATAGCAAGGCGACCTGCGCTATTTATGCCAGTACCAAGAATTAAGTCGCCCGTGGATGTTATGGGCGAAAGCGCATTAAAGGCAGCAGAAGCCGTGGTTTGACCTGTTCCACCATTGGCAATTGCTACTGTGCCTGTCACATTTCCTGCCGTTGTAGCGGTTGTAGCCGATGTTGCCGTAGACGCATTACCCGTCAAAGCGCCCACAAAAGTGGTAGAAGTGACCGAAGTAAGGCCAGCAATGGTTGTTGCAGTACCGCCCAGGCTAACCGCCGTTGAGCCGATTGTGATGCTTGAGTTAGTCAGCGCACCATTAGGAATGTTTGTCAGGCTTGCGCCCGAGCCGCTAAATACGGTTGCCGACAATGTGCCGGTAGATGGGACGTATTGATATTTAGTGGAACTGGTGTATTCGGTGGATAACGTGCCGCTAGTGACCGCAGCAAACAATGGATATCGAGTTGATACGGTGGTTGTATCGTCCGTGATCGTTATTGCGGATGTTGGGGTTGTCCATGTAGGCGCACCCGATGCGTTAGAAGTTAAGACCTGACCAGAAGTGCCCGCCGCAGTAAACGCATAAGCCGTACCCGTGCCATACGCCACCGTGCCCGCAGTTGGAGTCGCTGTGCCATTTGTTCCCCCATTCGCTATTGGTAGCGTTCCAGTCACGCCAGTGGTTAATGGTAGTCCTGTGCCGTTTGTCAAGGTAACAGATGTCGGCGTGCCCAAGATAGGCGTTACTAACGTGGGGCTGGTGGACAGTACGTTGTTTCCAGAACCCGTGCTAGTTGTTACGCCTGTACCACCCGATGCCACGGGCAATGTGCCAGTAGTCAACGCAGAAGTTGACGTAGCGTAAACCGCGCCGCCAGATGTAAACGTAGTCAGTCCCGTACCGCCATTGCTGGTGTTCAAAGTGCCAGCAAGCGTTATTGCGCCATTAGTAGCTGAACTAGGGGTAAACCCTGTCGTGCCTGCGCTGAAACTTGTTACCGCTATGCCCGAAACGGATGACCATGCGGGTAAACCCGAAGTTACTGTAAGCACCTGGCCTGTCGAGCCGATGCCCAACATGGCAGTTGTAGACGCTGCCGATTGATATGGAAGTGAGCCAGCCGACCCGCCCGCAAGGTTTGTCGCCGTGGTTGCGGTGGTTGCCGAGCCTGCCGTTGTAGCTGAAGTCGCAGTAGCTGCATTTCCACCAATGGACAAACCGCTTGCCGTGCCAGTTAAACCCGTGCCAGGGCCGCTAAATTGAGTGGCTGCGGTGATAGTGCTACCACCAACAGTAGAGCCGCTAATCGGCGTTCCTGTGATCGTGCCGCCCGTGATTGCTACATTGTTGGCGTTTTGGGTGGACATTGTGCCCAAACCCGTGACCTGTGTGTTTGCAATGGAAATAGCGGTATTGCTTGCGCTAGTTACTTGCCCTTGCGCGTTTATCGCTAATGTCGGAACACTTGATGCAGTTCCGTAAGATGCCGCGCTGACCCCTGTATTTGTAATACTAAACGTGTAACTTGCAAGGTTTAAACCTGTTCCTGCAAAATATGCCGATGCACTAGCAAGCTGCGACCAGGTAATGTTGGTAACACCTAATGTGCCACTTGTAGGAATCGTACACGCCCAGCCTGAGTTTTGTTGCGTTGCACCATTTTGGATAAAGGTAAACGCAGAAACAAGGGAAGCGTAAGTATTTGCATCCGTTGACCTAGACCATGCGCCGGTGGCGGCAACATAAATGCCGTTTTGCGTCTGATTGGTTTGGTTTTTTACTAATACCCTATCGCCTGCCAATGTTGTGTAGCCATCAATTGTTTGAAGGCCAGACAATGAAATATTGACTAAGGTGGCTACCTGGCACTCAGCTTTGATGGCATAACCTTGGGCGGTCATGTCCACATAGGCTT